AAAAAACAATCCTGAATTATGGGCCGAAATAGTCTCTATTACTTCTTTTTTGCCAGCGAGTGCTACTCCAAAACAAAGATGTTGGCATATACTAAATGATAAATTAGAAATAGTATTAACGATTGATACTGGGCGGCCGGCAAGATGGTTTGGATCAAAATATTTTATGTTTTCTAAAAGAGGAGCAGCAAACAAAAATAGCGAATCTAACCAAAAGCGAAAGAACACCTGGCTTAAAAAATATGGAGTTGGTAATCCGGCTAAATCAGCCGAAATACAAGATAAGATCAAGGCAACCGTTCTAGAACGATATGGAGCTGAAAATTACTTTGCTAGCACAGAAGGAATAGATCGGTTAAAACAAGATTGGTCTGATCCAAGTAGGCGCCAATCTAGAATAGATAATATAGCATTGGCTTGGCAGAAAAAATACGGGTGCCACATAAGTCAAGTTCCTGAAATTCAAGCTAAACAACAGAAATTTAAAACACGCAAATATACATTACCTTCCGGAAAACAAGTTAATATTCAAGGATATGAAGACCGCGCGCTAGATGAGTTACTGCCTATATACGGTGAAGATGACCTATTAATTGGATCTTCACAAACCCCCAAGATAACATATGTATACGATGGAAAGAAACGCATATATTTCCCCGATATTTACATAATTAGTAAAAATCAGATAGTTGAAGTAAAATCTACCTGGACTTTTAAAATAGATGAAGAAAAAAATTTAGCTAAAGAGAAAGCCTCAGTAGATCAAGGCTTTCTCTTTGCTTTTATGATCTATAGCTCCTAATCTATTTGGATTGGGCGGGCAAGAGATAACGATAAGTCGCAAGACCGCTGTCAACAGTAATCTCGGCAGCACCTTGATCACTGATTCGGACAATCTTGTCACCAGGAAGATCCATGATAGCAAGAAATACCTTTACGGGCCATTGCCAGTTCTTAGAAAGCGTACCACTCACTCCTGTATGAAACACGAAGTTTCCAGAGTGCGTAGAGTGATCACCGAAGAAAATCTTCAAATCACCCTTATCAGTCTTGACAGTAAAGTTAACTTCTTCACTATTAGCCTGAGCCTGCTTCTTTAGACGCATGATACCAGCATTAGTTGGTTCAAATTCTACATTCCAAGTTGCACCCTTAAAGGAGACAGACTTTACCTTATCTTCAACAATGACCCTAGCCATCAACCGATAGTCATTAACGAAGTCACCTGTCTTAGTCTCAAAGTGAACAGATGTCGGTACATCTTCTGTGCGGGTGACATTGATAGTAGAAGTCTCATCATAATCATCAAAGCTAAGAATTGTCTTAAGTTTAGATAGATTAGGCATACCGAACACACCGATAAAATCTGCGAGCGGAGTGTTGAATGTACCATGGACAATCACTGACTTGTCTTCTGCAAGTGCAGAAACCTTAGTCTCTTCATCAGTCCCTTCAACCTTGACGAGTTCAATGACGCCAAGTCCTTGTGTATGATGGATTAGGTCTAGTAAATTATCTTTCATATGTTTTCCTTTGTTTGTTAGTGTATTTAGGTTTATGATGTATAGTAACAAAAATTATTGTAAAGGTCAACAGTCTGTTTAACCGAAACTGAATAATTCATCAAAGGTTGAATTTGTATCAGTATTACTACGAATATCCCAGTTCAACACTGACAAGAGATTATCAATCTTCTCATCTACGAGAATCCTTTCCATATCCTTGTCATCAAATGGTAGATCAAGGAACCATTGTGGAAGACGGAGTTCATCTGTAGGATATGCGATTGAAGTAAACCCTAATGCGTTAGTTCGTAGCTTGCAGACGATGACCTTCATGCCGTCAACGATCTTCTGGCTATAGTTGTCACTGTTCATCTTACGCAAATAGTTATAGTTAATTGCTGCTCTCGCATGACCAACTGAACACACGCCAGTCTTCTCAAACTTGATAGTATGGTTCGTCAGATTATTGACAGACTTAGGTGAACCCTTAGTCCAAGAATCTTGTTGGGATAGATGATTCTTGAACTCCTTGATCTTTTCAATGACTTCATCGCGTTGCTTACCTCCGAGGACCATGACGAGAATTTCCATTAGAAACTCTTGAACATACTTAGGAGTATCTGCTCGCTTGAGGTCAAGACCCATCGCTTTGATCTCACCGTTCTTGCCATTCACATCTTTGCGTTTGCCTTCTTTATCAAAGATATTGATAGCATAACGCTTCTTAGTGATGAAGATAGAACGCTCACCGATGAGTTCACGCCCAGCCTTGATGATGTCACCGTTCTTTCTTGGACAATGGAATGACTTCTCCATGAACGCAGGGAAGCTGGCATTTGTCTGATCTGCGATGTTATCATAGAGTTCTATGCACATCTCCTTAGACCATTCCACCTCACCCTTATCAATCTGTTCCTTTAGGATAGCATAGGCAGAGAAATAACACGAGTCGGTATTGTGTACCAGTATGTCGTTGGCAAAGAAAAATGGATCTTGATCCTCAATGCTTAAATCATACACATAATCATCTACCTCGCCCAAGCATTCTATCTTAGCTACTGTGGTCCATTCTGCATCCATATAATAACCTCCTTAATGGTTTGTTCTTTATCTGCTCTGAAATCGGATTCCCAGACAACTAAGGTTCTGAATCCGAGATCAGTGACTGTTTTTAGTTTGAGTTCGTCACGTTTTTGTATATCCTTCGCTTTTTTACCGCGAATAACCGCTTCGTCTTGATATAAGCTAGGATTGGCATGCCAATAATCTCCATTAAATTCAATGATACAATCATCGTGTTTGATGTCGTAAATTACATATCCGTTCAAATAATGAGACCATTTGCCAAACGGACTGGAGAATGAGGTCCGTTCTAGCTTTCCATGTTTCTCTTCAAGCATAGTAGTGAATTCTCGTTCCAACTCACTTGACCATCTTTTGTCATCTTTATTGTAACGAGTAATGATCAAATCAACTGCCTCATCAACTGAAATGCCCATTCGTTTAGAAACTGCAACAGGATCATTTGAAGAACCCTTCTGTTTGTTGTAGGTCAGGAATCTTTTGATTCCATCAGTTCTTCCATGTTTCTCAACGAAATATTCCAGCGTATTTGAGTATGCTTGCTGGTTGCAATATGACTCCCATCTAGAAATGCCATCTAATTCTCCATACTTTTCTATCATTCCTTTCAGCGTGATAGCGCGAGATTTATTATACGAATCAAATTGTTCTTTATTCCAGCCGAGTTTCTGCTGTTTATATTCAAACGAGTTTGAGGTCGCTTGTTTTTCCCGATATTGATTCCATCGCAGTAGTCCTTCCTCTTCACCGTATTTCTCTATCAGTTTATTTTTGGTGACAGATGTTTTAGCTGAGACTTCCGGTGATACTATATCCGCCGTTGGATATACGGCAAGATATTCCTTACTATTGTTAAATCTTCCAGTACATTTATATTTAAAATGTGTCCATTGTAGTCTTCCGGTAACGAAACCGCATTCTAAGCATGTTATCATATGGCGATACTCCTATCATCATATATTTATCATTCACGGAACAAAAGTAATAATTCCATCAGTCTCAAGAATCTCATTGGGCTTGCATTCAATCAAGAACCCATTTCTATCAACCATGATGCTATGATCTTCAGTAACAGTGATTTGTTTTCCGTTTTCCGTCGTTATGCGATACAACTTCTTTTTAGTTTTGTGCCGCATTACATAGTTTATTTTGGCACTGACTGGCTCCATCTCATACGAGTTAAATCCAAGAACAGAATTCTCATTCCAAACTCCATATTCTTTTTCTCCGACAACTGAATGTTCTAGACACTCATTGAATAACTCTTCAATAGTTTTGTCGCCGTCGCCCGTTCTAATAACGGAATCTCCGGTTACACTATCACCGTAAATAATCGCTTCACCGTCGTGTTTATATTCACCTGCGATGATCTCATTGATCTGGCTCATCATATGTTTCACGATCTGACGACCAGACAGGGTAACAGATTGACCTATGCGCTTATCATAGAATCGGCAGTGTTCGTTCAGAAGTGCGCCATATGCTGAGTTCAACAGAATCTTACGCACAAGCTGACGCTTATCATAATATTCATACATATCAGTGCCATATGCTTCTTTAGCTTGTTTCTGTAGGGCTTTTCGTTCTGTATACCATCTCGTCAGAAGTCCAGGAATGACCCCTTCTTTCTCATACGTAAAGATCGTACCATTAGCGGATAGTATCAGCGGTTTGTTACTATCAAACACCATCTTCCAGATTTCAGCAGCGGTCATCTCTACACTGCGACCATCTTCATAGTCAACAGTGAGCAATGTGCCGCGTTCTTGGTTCATGATAGCAGTATATTCTAGAGAACCAAATAGATTTTCCCATAGAACAGAACCAGTCACTGCTTCCGCATCATCACCGTTCTTCTTCTTGCGCTTCTCTTTAGCAAGCTTCAGGCTCTTCTCATACATATATTGATCAGTTAGAGTCTGACGAACCTGTGCTACGATAGTTTCCGGAGACATATTCAATGCACGGATATCAGATGGATACAGCGAGTTGATATCAACTGCTCCCGGATATTCATGCATTCCGACCTTAGGTGGCAGGACATATGCACCTGCTGCTTGTTGCTCATCCCCATAAGATTGTTTGCGTTGCTTGTCAGGAACGATCATTCCACGAGCGTGTGCTTCATTGAAGATCGCCATCTCAATCATCGCCACCGAACCCATAACAGTCGGCAGCAATACGCTGTTCTCATGCGCCAGTGCATTAGCAAGATCAAGGAACCTCAGCTTATCGTGAATCTTCACGACAAGCATCGTATCTTGTCTGTTATATTCTACAAAGGTCTTGAAGTCTTTGTTATACAACTGATCAAGTGTGCCTTCATACTGAGTCTTGCGTTCACCTAATTCGTATTCGCCAATAGAGTCAAGTGAATAACTGTGGCGAGATTCATAGTTGTACTTCTTATAGAGTTGCAAGTAGTCCATATGAATACGGCCAACAAGATCGTAAGTCTTTTCTTCCTTACCAAATCGCTCATACGTCCTGACTTTAGGAAATTGCCCTAATAGACAGAACTTGCGTGTATCATCCTTTGACATGATACGGGTGATACGATTCACACAGTATGGAATATCATATCCTTCTGAGTTCCAACCAGTAAGCACATCTGCATCTTCAATCAGGTCAAAGAAGGTCTTAAACATTTCAATTTCACTGCGAAACAGGATGCAGTTAGTAAAGTCTTTCGTGAGTTCTTGCGCTGTCTCATCTGTCATGTGCTTTGGGGGCATGACAAGTGTGACAAGTTGGTCTAACCAATCAAGATAGCAAGTGATAGCTGTTACTGGATTGAATGGATCATCCGTCGGGCTAAAACCCCGTTCAGGATCAAAGTCCACTTCAATATCAAAAAAACAAGTATGGAGTTTAGGTGGATCAACGTTAAGGTAGTTGTCTGACAAACATCTGAATAGGACATTCACATCACTCTCAAACAATTTCTTGTTAGAGTGAATCCTACGTTCCTTCTCAAACTCTGCTCTCTTGCGGGTAGAGAAACGAGACAACGGATCACCGAAGATAGAACGATACTTGCCTTTATTATCAGCGTAGTATAAGGTGTAGTTGGTTGAATATTCCTTATACGTCCGCTTACCTTCAGGAGTTCGTTCTACTACATGGATACGGTCGTTCTTGCCGTCATGGATAGCGTCAATATACATCAGTAAGTCTGGCCAACAGTCTCCAAAATTTCATTCAATGTAGCATTTTCTTGATTAGTCTCAGCAAGACGAGACTTGTGGGCAATAGCGATTGCCTTCTTGAGGATGCTAGGCTTGATTTCCAGTTCTTCTGCGATGGCCTTGACTGTATCCCCGAGACCCTCACGCAAGGTCTCAATCTCTTGTAGCACAGCCATACCTTCGTGGACGAGTTCGGTTAGCTTAGTCTTTGCTTCGTTGTTAAAAGTTCTAGACATATATTCTCCTTCTAATATAGTTATTATACTACACCGTGCATAGAAGTCAATGTTTTTGTGTGCCGTTTACTGAAAGATGTGGTGATTCTTCTCACCCCATATCTTAATATATTTTCCAGCTACCATATCTGCTAGTAGTTCTATTGGACTACCTGGATAACTGGAACCTGGCTTAATCATTCCGAGTTCTCCCTGGCGCACATGAGTAAGTTCGTGTGCGACGGTTCTAAGTATGTCCACAAGATTGCGGTTCTTCGCATAGACCCAGATGTTATTAGAACCTTCTACATGAGAACCAGTATGATGATTATTTTGGGCATCTTCAGTATCTTGGCTTAGTTCAATCTCCGGCAAAGATTGAATATGCAGGCGCCTACCGGCCCACTCCGCAAACTTCTTTACCTCAGCATCCAGGTCTAACTCATGTTCGCGGGTGATGTCTTCAATTAACATGAATATATTTATCAAATTCGGAGTATTAAGGCTATTTCAGGAGGAATCCAAGGTTTTTCCATTCTTTCAGGATTCCACATCACTCCTGCAAGATTATTATCTATGAATGCCTCAATCTCTCCGGTATCGGCTAGGCATAATATCTGTCCGGCATCATGCAACTTTGTTATTCCTAATTCATGGTCACTAGGCACTTTGATGGCTTCTCCGTGATACATCACATAGTGATCCACGTTCGTGTGCTTAGGAATAGGTTGCACGCTGCTTCCCAGACCCTTAGCAATAAACAACGCCCCTTGACAGATTCCCACTACTGGCTTTTTTCGTTCTATCATCTTAGACATCAACGTAAGTTCAACATTCTCACCGACTTCACTATTCGCTCCGCCAGTAATTATAAATGAATCTAAATTATCTGCGACTAGATCAAAGTCTTGCTTAATTGTGTTAGGTAGAAAAAATAGATTATGTCCAGCCAACAAGGTGTACCAACCATGATCAGTCGCATCATAGGTTCTACCTTTGTGTTTCACTGTTCTTTGGCTTAATCCGATTCTCATTCAGATACTATTTACAGTTTTTACCACGTAACCAAAAAAATAAGCGACGAAGAAATCAATCTTCGCCGCCTATCATAACTTAAATAAGTTTTATTAGAAGTTGTAGTTTACACCAACGCCGAGTACATTAGATACCTTACGCACACGCGCCGGAACATACTTTTCGTCATAACGATAGTAGTTAAGACCTAGTGATGTTGCCTTTGACACTGCATAAGTTAGACCTGCATTGAGGCGATTTTCTTCTAGCTTGCGATCAGCGAATCCTTGGCGATAACGATAGCCAACTGACGCAGTTACTGGACCTGCTACAGCGTGCGAGACACCAGCATCTAGACCCCAGAAACCGAAATCCTTAGCAGTAGAAACACTCTTACCAACTTCAACTCCTACTTGAGGGGTGAAACCGTCTACCGAAGCAAATGTCTTAGTAGCGTTAACAGAGAATAGATCAACTACCGCTCCATTGTGACTAGCTTGAACAGTTTGAACTTCTGCACCAAGTGTTACCGGACCTGCATTTAATCCAGATGCGGACAGATCAACTCCAGCAGCATTAGGAGCCAAAGCAGTACGACCTTCAGCAGATAGAGTACCAGCGAGTGCTGGGGTAGTAATAGCAGCAAATGCGAATGCTGCGATTGCGATTAACTTATTCATGTAGTTTCCTTTTAAAAGACTATGAAAGGATTCGCGTTATGCGAATCTTTTTTCTAGTACAACTTATATTTATCATGATTTGTGGCACAGATCAAATAATATGGGTAAAATATTGGTTTACCGCCTATTTGCTACTGCCGCCTTCAATTGAGTCACGGTCTTGCGGAATGCTTCAGGGCTTTCCCAAGCTTGTGCTTGAACCTTCTCACGCATGTGTGGAATGAGCATAGGATAGATGTTCAGCAGATCAGCCATCATTCCGATAGGAATGACTGCCGATTCTGAATTCTTGAAGATGATAGGATGATCAGCTAGGATCTCTTTGATCTCAGGATTATTCTGGAAATCACGATACTTCTTGACAAGGTTATAGACACTACGGAGTTGCACCATGAGCGGTTTGATCGTTTCCTGATCAGGTTCAGTTTCCGGCTCTTCTTCACGATCAAAGTCATCAAGTTCGCCTTCGTTCAGTAGTTCTCTGATTTTCATATGATGATCCTTTGTGTTAGCTATTTATCTTTTTCTTACGACCTAGTAGTGCTGCTGCACCAGCAAGTGCCGCTGCTAACCCTCCTCCTACCATTAACAAAGTTGGTGTCGTAGCAAGAGGGTTAGTCAGAATGCTCGTAGATGTAACTTCTACATAAGACACTATAGCATCACCTGTTACCGATGTAAAGACCAAATTTAGATTTCCGTTAGAAATAGTTACCGGAAAAGTTTCAGTGACCTCTTTGTTGACTCCGCCTGCAGCCGTAGCAACATTGAAGTTGCTCAATACGACTTGACCGTTAGCAGTGACGTTGAAGACACGACTAGATGCAGCATTTGCATCAGGTTCTAGGAAAGTCAATGTGACATTGTAAGTTCCATTGTTTGCTGGAATATTATAGCTGAAATTACCACCATAGCGATATGTACCAGAGCCAGTTCCACCTGTGAAATAGTTATCTGATCCGTATAGTCCTTTAGATGTAGTCTGCGGTATGATAGAACCTGAGGCTATCCATATTTGGCTAGTTCTGATGGAATCAAGCTGCCAAATGACAGTATCTGTTGCAGATGAAGATTTAGCAATTAAGTTGTTGTTACCTGCTGAGAGTTTTACATCTTTCCAGATACAAACAGCATTAGCACAACTTGATTTTGATCCTAATGATATATCATTGAGCAATAATTCTACAGAAGGAACATTAGAATATACCTTTACGTCGGTTACCTGATAATCTCTATTGGTATAATTATGTTCGGCAATGTGTACGACTGGAGAAGTTGTCCAATTCGCTTTATAATAGTAGAAAGCATCTTTCCTAGCAGTACGATCATATGTAACTAGGCCTTTAGTGTTGATATTTACTGAATCTGCTTCAGTGCGGATAGTAGTCGCAAAGTCAAACATATTCCATACCCAAGTAGACCATAGATACTCTCTTGCATTTAGTTGAGGCCAGATAGTTTCGTGCAAGTATGATTGATATCCTTCTGGCTGAGCATATCCAGAAGCATTCCAAGGCCCACCTAATGGATTATCAGTATGTATAGAAATGCCTGCTCCAGCACCATATTCGCTTACCGACATCGGTTGATTTAAATGATTACCATGTAAGGTATCTAGAATGGAACCCATATCACCAGCCGCACCATAATACCAACCGGGATAGCGATTAGCACCAAATGTATCAGTGATAGCTGATATATTAGGAGGATAAACTCCTGAGTAATTTTTTCTACCTTCGCAGCAACTAGCTAGTGTTGTTGGACGACTAGGATCCGTTGCGTGTGCAAGATTGTTCAAATCAGTCAACATCGGAATAGGGTCAGGCGGAGGCCCTAACAAATCTATTTCGTTTGAAATACTCCAGACTGCGACAGCAGGATGATTGTAATTTTGAATGATTAATTCTTTTAGTTGTTGCTGGGCATTTGCTACTAACTCTGCTGGCGGCGGCGTAGGTTGTCCTGGCGTAAGTGTGAGCGCACCCACCAATGGAATCTCATCCCAGATGATAAGTCCATTCTTATCAGATAGTTCATTCATATGTTCACTCTGTTCGTAGTGCGCTAGACGGATAGTATTCGCCCCCATTTCTTTGATGATGGAGACATCTTGATCTTCATCAGATGCTGATACTGCCCAACCTTTTGTTTCACGATCTTGGTGACGAGATACTCCGTGCAGAGGGATATGCTTACCATTCAGATATAAACCGTGAGCAGGATCAAGCACGATATTACGAAATCCAAATGATTGATTCATTTGATCAAGTACGCCTGCCTGAGGAGTGTATAGTTGTGCTACGATTTGATAAAGATAGGGATCAGCGACCCCATTCCATAGATGCGGGGATGTGACAGTAACAGTACTTGAAACTTGAACATTGCTACCGATAGGAACATTTATAGGAGTACTCCATGATGCTTTAGTATTACCGCTCGCATCAACTAGTTTATAGTTTACTGACGCTCCTGTAACAGATGCATTACTATCATTCTTGAATTTAGATACCACTGTTAGGTTAGCAGAGTTAGCTGACACATTAGCAGCAGTTGCATACATTCCGGAACCGCCGTAGTCAAGCATGTCAAAATGGACAGTAGGAGTTGTTACGAGTGACACTGAACGATACAATCCTCCGTAGACGAAGAAATCCACTCCAATAGTCAGCGGAAGTACATTTGCTGTTTCATTTCCAGCAGCAGGAGCAGCATTGTTAACTCGTACTGCTAAGACATTTACCGCATTTGTTTTCATTGCGGTCGTAGCATCAAATCTAAATCTTGAGAAGCCACCTTTATGTTGTCCTAAACGAACACCGTTTAACCATACTTCTGCAATACGACTGGCAGCATCAAATTGAAGGAATACTCTTTTATTGGTCATAGGAGGGGGAGAAAATGAAATCCTATACCAAGCATTGCCCTGATATAGATTTTGATTAGCAGCAGTATTTTGATGCGGAATCGTTTGATTCGTGTAGTAACCAACCCGATTCCATGTATGGGGGACGCTTACCGTAGCCCATGATGAATCATTGTAGTTAGGTTGTTCAGGGCCAGTCATCGCTGAGTTCTGTTGAAACTTCCAACCATTCATTAATGGTGTAGCAGTTCTTTGTGCGAACACCGGTGTCGCGAACAGTACTATGCCAATGGCTAGCCAAATAATTCTAGCCTTCAATGTTTTTAGATTCATGGATAATCCTTAAATTTATACTACTATTTAGCCCTGGCATTTAGGACATCACTCCAAAAGGGACCGGAGATAGGTTGTTCTTGTCTTTCTGGGATGAGCTGGTTATTCATGTTCTTGATGAATTCGGGAGTCATATGTCTATTACGGAGACCTTGCGGAAAGATATGAACTTCTTGAGGTTGATTCCTTTCAAGTTCTTGCAATGCGATCATGCGGTTTCTGCCTTCATGTCCGATCACCCTTGCTGTCTCAGAAAAATCACCATCATCCCATTCTTCAGGAATTTCTAGGATGAGGAAAGGAGAAGCGATATGTCCGCCTTGTTCTATGTATTTTGTGATATTAGCTGCACTCTTTGGTTCTTTTAAGAATAATGCTAACTTGAGAAAGATTGAAGGAAGCATCATTACACGCAATCCCATATAATCAACATTTCCGTTTATTGGAGTGGCGCCCCAACCATCTGTGTTATCCATCTCATGCTCTTCAAGCCCTTGAGAAGGCGCGTTGTTATTACCTAACAGTTCGCTAAAGGCAAGAAATTTCTGGTGTCTATCCTCTAGACCATTCAAGTGACTATTGATGGGTTTGGTCACTGCTTTTGTATTATTGAAGTTACTCACCTTTGGTGTTACCCTATGATGCCAATACCACAGTGCGACTTGTGCAGCAATGTCCGGACGTTCTGCTAACTGTGGATGTTTCTCTAATGGAATACCTAACTCATCGCCTGCCTTTTGATAGTTAGCCTTGCCAGTCAACTGAATATAGCCACGTCCAGCATATCTAGCACCATCACCTGGTTTGTCATTGCCTAATGCTCTGGCCTTACTGGGATTGAATCTGGGATCATATTTCCTGAAGTCAAGGGTACCGCCTTTTTCTTTAAGTGTGGAAAAATTCAGTGTCTCATGGGCACATTGTGCTAGGAACTGCGCCCGCTCTGCTTTATTCTTGATAGTAGCGGCTGCTCTTTTTAACGCCTGTCCGATTGGTGTTGCCATTGACGCTGCTACTTGTTTGACGACTGAAGGATCGGCTTTTTCTGTTTGAACAACCGGTGGATGTTCAGTCGCAGGTTTATGCATCATATTACCTGGCAATGCCAATGCTCCAGCAGCAGCGATTCCGCCTAGAGTCTTCTTCCAATCTTCTTCTAATTCAGATTCTTTCAATGCCTGTTTGAGAAAGTTTGCATTAATAGCAACAGTATCGCCGATCTTTACTGATGCTTTCTTTCCGGGAATTATCTTAGCATCAATGATTTGTATCTTGTATTTCCCTTTAGGAGAAATATCAAGTATCTTACCTTTAAGGGTGGAGTAATGCGGATAGTTCTTGGTTAAGTCAAGAACTCTGCCTACTTCTTCAGTTATGAACTCAATTGCTCTCATCTCTTACGACCCCTGAACCCGATTGGCATCTGCATATCATTAACTGACCGCCTGAACCATTCTTCGGTACCGGGCCGAGCCATGACACGATTATCGGATTCTGATACAGTATTTATGCCCCGATGGTCAATGATGCCGGCTAATCTTTTTAGTTCGTCTAGGTTCATTTACTTACGGACTTCTTTCTATTTGATGAATTCTTCAATTCTTTAGCATGTTGTTCTAATGCATCAATAATTCTTTTCATCAGACCAGGAAAGTATTTTTCAAATTCAGAATCCTCATCTAACATCTCACCTAATATATGTGACATGGCCTTGTGGATCAACGCATGTTTCGGATCATCAGGATGTGAATGCGATGCTGATTTTTTATATAACGTTGGCTTTTTATACAACTCTGGTTTTTTGTATAACTCTCTGCTCCGCATATCAGGCTCTATTTTTATTGAGTGTTGCTCTCAGCATCCAAGCCTTCTTATTGTAGAGGTCTTGTAGTTCTGCCATATAGTTAGCGATACCTTGGGCTTTTTCTTGTGTGGCCACATCAAATATTTGAACGACTAGTGCTGACATCTGTTCACAGTTTTCTAATAGTTCAGCGAGCATCAATTCGGCTCTTGGAATCTTGTATTGTTCTTCAATTACAGAGAGTTCAAGCATCCTGGCAAGGCTGCCAGGAGAATACAAATCTAGCGTCCTGATATACTCAGCAATAGTATCAATGCTCTCATAAATCTCTTCATACATTTTTTGTAAGAACTTATGATATTGCGGGAAATCACTTCCTTCGATATTCCAGTGAAATCCGTGTGTCTTCGTATAGACGACGAAGGTGCTTCCTAATAGTGTTTTTAGATCATCTGCTAACATATTAAATAGTCCTATTATAGTCTATTTATTCATTTGTGCAAGATGTCGCTGGCTTTTGTTTTCCAGATATCAGGAAATATACCATGAATGATCAGGATACCAGCAATGTTCCAAGCACGCAATAGATGTTGAAGGTAGGTTTTATCTACTTCTTTTAGGTGGGACATTTTTCATTTCAGTCGTCATCGCTGTTATCCTACGGGGACCTTTGCGCTTGAACATCGCGTATTCTTGTTCGTAGGTTGTTGGACCCCCTACCATTGAGCCACCACCGATTCCAGCGGACCCGCCACCTTGTCCAGTAGAACTGACCTCTTCCAACTCTTCTTCTCTCATCAGACCTTTCAATATTGAACTCTCTCGCTTCATATGAGTTCCTGCCATTTTTGGCTTGAACTTGCGGTATGATTGACCAGCATAACCACCTTGACCCATACCGCCTGCGTATGAAGTGTCTTCATCCATCTCTTCATCTTCAGGGATACCCACTGGATTATTTGACTTGAGGCTCTCTTCTTCTCTCATCAGACCTTTTAATATTGAACTCTCTCGCTTCATATGAGTTCCTGCAGGTTTTATTTTGTATGTTCTCCATCCACCTGGTTGAACTCCTACTGGTCCTGATGTGTCTGGCATCTCGTTCAGAGCATCTTCACCGATAGCACCGCGATACTTTCTATCTTTCATGCCACCGTATGGATTGATTGCCGGAGTCTTCTCTGCGGTGAACGGGCCAGTGCTGGGACCTGATTCTATTCCAGTGTAGTCTTCATCTACATGTTTTGGCTTCTTATGATGCTTCTTCATATTGATAGCGATAGCCGCTTGTTGTGCTGCATTCGCTGCTTCTTCAACACTCTCACTTTTATTGCCCCAGTTTGCTGCACCCTTTTTACGGCACTGAACTAGGGCACCACTGGCATAAGCACTAGGCCAGACCTTGTAGCGAGATTTGACTTTACGATAGCAAGCATCTTTTTTTTCGTTCATCATCTCTTCGCTGACTAACTCACCACCACAATGTGGGCATTTTTCTTCCGCTACACCTTGCTCATCAGTGAGTGGGCCACCGGTAACCCAGGCATCGCAGGTTCTTCGGCTAGCACATTTGAACTTCAAGAAACGACAATAACCAAGATCGCCTGCTTGGATGGTAGGATCGTTTTCGCCGGCATCTGAACCTATGCCCTGAGCAATACAATCCAGTGTGGCCTCTCGCTGATCAAATGCCGCACAATTGCCGCAAAGACTTTGCTTTGCCTCTTCTGGTGAGTCCAGATTCCATTCTTCAACTTTGGCCTGCCAAAATTTACGATTGGGCATGTCTGGGTTGAGTGGACCATAACCATATTCATCAATGGCCTTTTGACGATTTTTTAAGTTAAGTGTGATGTTTTGTGTGGCTGGCGGGCATTTGCTGTCTTCCGCTTCCGCCACACCTTCATTCTTCACACAGTTAGGAACAGTCTTGCCGAATAGTTCTTTGTTACCTTCTTTGTGATAGCCTTTCCAGCAGGCCTCATCCAATGTATCGCGAGTGTGATTTCCGTGAGTCTGGCACATACCACAATCTGGGCATGTCATTTCCATCTCTATGCTTTCATTGTGTTTCTTTTTACCAGCACAATGAGCCTTTTGACTGAAGCCTTTAGGATGCGAGCAATTGATGCTGCTCTTGTATTTTGCACTCCACTTTTCATCCAAGTGCGAAATATCTTCGTTGGACTTTTTCTTAGTAGCTACATTCTTAGCCTTACCATGACGATCTGGATTTGGATCTTCTCTGCGCTTCTTTGCTGCTGCATACTTGCGACCCTTTTTGCCTAAGTTTTGTGCTTTCTTTTGTGGTAGGCATTTAGGCTTACCTTCTTTGGAACTGCCTCTTGCACAAGGACCTTTTATCTTGCCGTCAGGGCCAAAGCGTACCCACTTTTCTTTGAACCATTTGTGTAGATTCTCATCAATATGGTCTCTGAAGTGATCATATACCGCATCAAAGAGTTCTGAAGGATCAAGGTCGTTTAACTCTGCTTCATGCTCAACCGCATCAACTATAGCAGAATCACTAGGATGATCTCCGATATAACTCGCGATCTCGTCGGCAACGCCCTTTACAGTACGCTTACCGCCTTCTCGCATCAATCCTTTAAGGATGGAACTCATATTACTTGCCTTTGATATGATTCTTATTGTCTAGATAACCTCTTTTGTTGACCGTAGCCCAAGCGATGTTTTCTGCCTCTTTCTTGGACTTGCCGGCCTTCTCTTCGGACTTCTCAATATGTTTTACCATGCGGTCAACCTTCTTACCTTCACCAACACCGCTGAGGCGTCGGATCTCGGAGAGTTCATGATCATCGCTTTCACCGACACCACCGCCAGCAATTACGCCGCCGGTTGATTCATCCATCGGATACATTCCAGTATCTTGCCCGTGTTGTTGTTCAAGATCATGCCAGTAGTCTTCTACACTCTTATAGCCATTTTTTCTAGCAGCCCTATTCAGGTCATCCCAGTACAACTCGTTTTTTTCCATATATGGACCCAAAGCATCAATAGGATCTCCATCTGGAAACATATTACCAATCACAGTCGTTACCTTGTCCCATATCTCGTCATTGGTAGGCTTCTCCATTCTGAATGGTTTTTCTGGTTTATCTTTGCGCTGTTGTGAATTTTTCCAATTGGTTGCTGCTTGGCTGTAAGGATCACTGAATCCTTTCGCAACTCCGTCCCTAGAATAGACAAGACGTTGGCCGCCTTCACCAATCGCTATTTCATTCATTGCATCCGGATCATGATCCATCTCTTGTTTGCTAATAAGATATTGCATGACTGAGGTAATCATACTTTTGGTAGCACCGATCTTTTCACTAACCCATTCTGGAAAATCATCTCGTATGGATAAATGTTGGTCTAACTTCATGGCGGCGCGGGCGATAGTATGAAGGCTATTCTTTAATGTCTCGCCTTCATGTTCTGCTTTGTCTGGATCATGTTGAGTAAAGCCAGTTCTCTGTGTACGGCCTTGTCCAGGAAGTAGGATCAAATCATCTTCTTGTAGTTCATCTTCTTTAATGTTATTATTTTTCTTTTTGACTTCTATGACACTTAATCCTTTATTCTGACAAACATTCCAAATTTCGTCTTCGTTTTTAGCGGAAATTGTTTTGGTAATATTTCTGTCATGCTTAGGACTATAGTATGTTACAATGAATTTTTCTACTTCTTCTCCTTCTCTAATCTCTTTTTTGATTTCATACTTTTTATCAGGATGTTTTGCCTTCATGATTTCTACATGGCGTTTAGCATCTTTTTCATTTGTAGATTTAGTTGCTGGCTTGCCGTCTATATAAACAACATGAACTTCTTCAGACTCACGCAAACTATTAGCATACGGACCCTTCTTCTTTGTACCAGTCAATAGATTGCCGCCCTTTTGCTTGCCGTAAACACCTTGGCCAACACGCTTTAATGCGCCGCCTGTCATCGGTTGTGCTACTGTAGCGACAGAGCCAGATGTTGTGCTTTCGTAGATATCATTGATTTTCATTGAATTGATCCCATAGTGATGTAGTATTTATCATGTAATAAAAAAAGGGCCCCATTTCTGAGGCCCCAATCTTAATAGTTATCGGTAGCAATTAAGCAGCAGCAGGAATACCTGCTGATGCAGCAGCGGCAGCGGCAGCATCAGCAGGTGATAGAGGCTCGGTGATCGGATCTTGTGCAGCCTGCTGTGCAGCAATGTTTTGCTGCTCTTGAACATACATCGGGCCGATACTGCTCATGAGATGCTGCTGGTTCTCCATGCAGAACACATATGAACCTGAGTGACGGAGAAGTACACGCTTGTCAACCCAAATCTTGCCGCCTAAATCCCTAAGGTTCTCGCAAAAAGTCCAATCCTCGCTGTAGTAACGATTCTGACGTACAGCAGTATCAAAGTATGTCTTTAGATATTGATCATACTTTGGATCAAGACCAATGTCGTTCTTGTACTGCTTGACTGCTGGGTGAGAATTTAACTTCTCAAATACATGCTTCTTCATGAGAAGGAAGCCAGTGCCTGCCTTAGAGACTTCTTGAAGACCATCAGGACCTTCTTCAGCACCTTCAAACCCGTTGACGACCCACTTGATCGGCATCGTCTTCATCGGATAAAGACCACCGATGACATCAACATCACGATTTAGAAGGACTAGCAAATGCCAGGGTTCCCAACCGATGTCCGCGTCAACGAAGAACAAGTGAGTTGCTTCAGGCATGTCTAAGAACTTTGCCGTTAGCGTATTACGAGCGCGGCTGATGAGAGATTCATTAACCATAGTCTCTAAGGTCCAATCAATACCAAGTTGACGGGCAGTGTTTGCCCACTTGATGAATGACATGAATGTAGATTCAGTCAACATGCCACCGTAACAAGGCATTGCGATATGAACCTTAGTTGTACGTAAGAAATCTACGTTGACTTGAATCTGGCCTTCTTGCGGAGCTTGTTGCTCGGCAGCAGCCTGTTCTGCGATCTCATGAATCTTCTCAACCGGAACAGTCTTTTCTTCTGCTGCGGCTGCCTTCTTAGTGTTTGGTTTACGTGCCATTTAAGTCCTCTTCTGTTGTAAACTTATAATGATATTTACATCAGTAGAAGGTAGTGAAATTATTTTTCTTCTAGATAATCGTTGTTTTGAGATATATTAGTGTTTGATTGGGCATTTTTTTTCATGCCAATAATTGCCTCTATATTTGGCAAAGATGTTTCAAACTTTAATGCCAATAATGTTTGTACCTTATTATACGAGTCTGCTTTATTAAACAACAACGTCACTGTAGTTAGATTACCAACGGATCTACTAAGAGGATAAGTTTCTTTTTGACCTGAGTTTCTTTGGGCAGTACATGTGCCATTATCTTTGCTCAGTAATGTTACTACCTCAGGTGCATGTGCAGGAGACACATGATCATTGATCAATACCAACGGTACAAGAATACATTTTTTATTAAGTTTAACATTATCAGACATGTTTACTAATGATTTGAAATAAGAATCTATTTCAGGATCATTTGCTTCTGTTAGCACCGTATTTCTAGTAAAAAATGCCTCTGTTATCCTAAGTCTAGTATCCATGTCTTCAATGTAGTTGTAGTCAGACCAATCAAAAGTGGTCTCGTTTATCTTTTGTTTTTTTATCCAATTATCCGGAATCATATGATGCTTCTTCACGAAATCATTGTGTAACTTATCACCAGTAAGATGGTATTCTTTGCAGACGACTTGCATCATCTTGTCTATCTTATCGTAATCAAGTTTTATGCCGCGTTCTTTGGCTTTCAATAATGCTTTCTCTAGCATTTCTACTGCCCCTGGCTTTTCCTTACCAGTGACATGCGTAGGTTTCATATCACCTTCGTTTATACGAGAAGCGAAAAGTTCTTCATACGGGTATATAGTAGCGATATCTTTTGCTAGTGCTTTGTCTAACTTAGCATTAGGTAGGTCACCTGCTTTGAGTTTTCTAGCACCCGTCGCATTAGCCATCTCATTTTTATTGAAACGGCTTATTATGGCTTTCAATGAACTGGCAGGTCCGTCAAAATCGTGATAGACTCCGTTTTTTTCAACCACTGCATGTTGTGCTATGTTGTTTTTATCAACAAGAACAACAATATTTCCTCCTATACGATTTTTAATGACTTCAGCCGCAGTTAGACATCCACCATCAAATGGACCTGAGTCAAGATGATTAATGAATAGTTCATATATTTTGTCTTTGTCATATTTGGGTTTTACAGCAGCTTCGCTGAGTTGCTTTGATGCTTGATTGAACATACGAATAAGAGGTATCTTTTCATCAACCGAGATAGATTCAGAAACAATGAGTGGCTGAATACGCTGTATGAATTCTTTTAGTTTACGACCTTTTGGCTTTGGAGCGTGAAACTGCGTGAGATTTTCTTTTGCCACACGCATCATATGTAATACTTCTTCATCGCTGATTTTAGGACTGATTGCTTGTCTCCAGACGGCAAATTGTTCTTCTTTAGTTGCGTTCGGATTCATTAATATCTCGCGCATGGGTGTTGCTCTAGGTCCTTCATGATAGTCAGGACTTTCTGTATCGCTTCCGGGAGCCTTCGTATCTTGTCTGCTCATTATAGTCAAGCTATCTAATCCGAATTTTTTATAGGGTTCTGTACCTGATTTATCAGGGCGGGTGAGATAACCAAATGCTTCTTTCTGATCAGCACCAACTACAAGCGTCACGTCAGTATATCCATTAGAAGCTAATGCAGCTAATTCATCGTTTAGATTAGTTTTAAGTTGAAACATATCCGCATATTTAGGGAATTTCTTCCTATAAAGTTCCAACTTCATTTCAGGTGGAATAGGATCATCTTTACCGAAACTGCGTGATATGATAAAGAACGGTGTCGCATTAGTCTTTATTGCCTGATGCAATACTGCGATGACAAGAGCATCATGTCCGGTGTGTCCCATGCCACGACCCCAGCCTACTACGGCTGATTTACCTTGCTGTGCTTCAGTTATAGCTGTACCTGTATTAAGTACTGATTCCTTAGGAGACCAATTCTTTTGGTCAATTGTCTTTATGAATTGTCCAGGGATATCATAGTCAAATTTTGCGCCAGGGTGTGCTTGTGCATATCCTTCTGGCTTAGTCTGCTTGATTCCACCATGTAATCCTTGACTCAACTCGTCAATCAATAGTTTCTTATGAATACCAAGGGCTTCTATCGCACCTAGCGTCGTTTTTAACCCTTCTTTATCAGAGAGTAAAGTCTCTGCTTTTTTCGCACTTAGATTTGACTTAGCCCAATCTGGAAAATCATTTACCAATCCCTCAGTGCGTAGATGTTTGTTTAGATATGAATATAGTTCTCTACCTGGATTGCTCATACCTGGCTTAGGAGCAAGATAGTCGTCAATCTTTTTTGCATTAGTCTTGATGAATGCTTCTAGCCTATCTAATCCTTTTTGATCTACTTTTACTGGATCCTGCACATAAGTCGTGCCCTGAACAATCACATCCGGTGTACTCAAACTTGCTGCATCTGGATAACGCTGCTCATCGGATGATCCTAATGTGGGGAAATATCCTGTAGCAGCTACCATTACCTTTGCCTTAGCAATTCTCTTGCCTAGCTCGCTATCTGCTGGTACATGGAATGTCGTGATATTAGGAGTAAAGTCGTAAGTATTAGTCTCTTTAGTATATATAGGCATAGCAGACACACCGTCTGGTTTAGTGCCTGGGTAGAATAACAACCCGCCTTCTATATATCCTTGCTTAGGACTAATCTGTTCAAAATAAGGCCATAGACTAGCAAACTGTTTAGCGAACACTTCTCTCGCTTTTGGATCTCCGCTACCGGTACCTAACACAAATGATTTCACATCATTCGGGTTTCTCATGACTGTAGGGGCACCTGACGATGTTTGTGTTTTTCCGCTCTTTAGATATGCCCATGCATTTTTAGGAATCATGCTGAAGTTACCTG